GTGATCCATGGTATTCACCTGGTGGATTTAACCGGGGTCAGATTAAGAATATTGTTAAACTGGCATATAACCCACGCAAAGCGGATCGTGACATTCTTTACAAAGCTGGAGTAAATCCAGTTGTTACGTTCCCTGGTCAAGGTACAGTATTGTTTGGTGATAAGACATTGTTAGCTAAACCAAGTGCATTTGATCGTATTAACGTACGTCGCTTGTTTATTGTGCTAGAAAAAGCAATTGCAACTGCTGCTAAGTTTACATTGTTTGAATTCAACGATGAGTTTACTCGTGCGCAGTTTGTTAACTTAGTTGAGCCATTCTTGCGGGATGTTCAGGGCCGCCGTGGTATCTACGACTTCAAGGTTGTCTGTGACACTACAAATAACACTGGAGAAGTAATAGATCGTAATGAGTTTATAGGTGACATCTACGTCAAGCCAGCACGTTCAATCAACTTTATCCAGTTGAATTTCGTGGCGGTTAGAACGGGTGTTGAGTTCTCTGAAATTGTAGGGCAGTTTTAACCCCTAATAAATAAAGATAAGGAGAACAAACATGGCATTCAACGTAAACGAAATTAGAAGTCAGCTAAACTTTGGTGGCGCTCGTAACTCTCTATTTCAAGTAACAATCCAAAACCCTGGCAACGGGGTTGCGGATATTAAAGTACCTTTTTTGGTACGGGCAGCACAGATTCCTGCTGCAACGCTTGGAGTAATTGAAGTTCCGTATTTTGGCCGTAAGATAAGACTGGCTGGAGACAGAACATTTGCAGAGTGGACAGTTACAGTCATCAATGATGAGGACTTTGCAATTCGCAACGCAATGGAAGAGTGGTCTAACAAGATTCAAACGTTCCAAACTAACATTCGGGATTTTGCATCTGCTAGCCCTTTGAATTATAAAGCAAACGCTCAAGTCACTCAGTTTTCTAGAACTGGCGAAGCGTTGAGAACATATACATTTAATGGTATATTCCCAGTAGAGGTTTCTCCAATTGAATTAGATTGGAATGCAACCGACACGATCGAAGAATTTACTGTTTCATTTGTATATGATTGGTGGGAAGTTAGTGGCGGTACTACTGGCAACGCTGGTGGTGCCTAATAATATGGAGGCCGGTCGCAAGACCGGCTTCATCAATTGGAGTTAATATGGATTTCCTAGGCTTTGAGTTCCGTAGGAAAGGTACTGTTGAGAAACAGAACCTCGATGAGTTTATACCTACACAAAATGATGATGGTTCATTAGTAGTTGCTGCTGGTGGATCATATGGTACTGTCGTAGACTTAGAGGGAGCTGCTAAGAACGAAGGTGAGCTTGTTAGCAAATATCGTGAAATGGCAATGCACGCGGAAGTTGATGCTGCTGTCGATGACATTGTTAATGAAGCTATTATTGTAGAGACAGAAGATACTGTTAGTATCAATTTAGATAAAAATGCAGATCTACCTGATACAGTAAAAAAAGCAATTACATCAGAATTCAATAACATCCTGAAATTATTGGACTTTAACCATCAAGGTTATGATGTATTTAAACGTTGGTATGTGGATGGACGTTTATACTATCATGCAATTATTGATAAAAATAAACCTAAAGATGGTATTCAGGAATTAAGATATATTGATCCTCGTAAGATCAAAAAAGTAAAAGAGAAGAAGCGTAAGAAGATTCTCAATAACTATGCTGCTGCCGAAATTGATGTTGGCCAGGTAGAATACTTCATATACAATGATAAGGGATTTGGCGGCAAACCAACAGCTGGTGCTGCTTCAAGTACAGCAACAACTGGATTAAAGATTGCTAAAGATAGTATTCTTTACTGTACATCTGGTTTATTAGATAAGACAAACTCATTAGTTATCTCTTATCTGCACAAAGCGATTAAGCCTCTTAACCAATTAAGGGCACTAGAAGACGCTACAATCATTTACCGTATCTCGAGAGCACCTGAGCGTCGTATATTCTACATTGACGTGGGTAATCTGCCTAAGATGAAGGCAGAACAGTATCTAAGAGATATGATGACTCGCTATAAGAATAAAGTTGTTTACGATGCATCTACTGGAGAGATCCGGGATGATCGTAAGTTTATGACAATGCTAGAAGACTTCTGGCTACCACGCCGTGAAGGTAATAGAGGTACCCAGATAGATACATTGCCAGGTGGTCAAAACCTTGGCGAAATGACTGACGTAGAATACTTCCAAAAGGTAATGTATAAGTCGTTGAATGTTCCTGTATCTCGTATTGAGCCAGACTACTCATTTAATATGGGTCGTGCCACAGAAATTTCAAGAGATGAAGTTAAATTTTCTAAATTCATAGATCGTCTCCGGGCCCGCTTTAATCATTTATTCATAAAAGCGTTAGAGAAACAATTAGTTTTAAAGCAAATTATTACGCAAGACGAATGGAAAGGTATTGCGGCTGATATTAAATTTGTATATGCAAGAGATAATTACTTTGCAGAATTAAAAAATAATGAAATAATGAATGACCAAGTTGCTGCATATCAAGCTTTATTGCAGACTGGTGCGGTAGGTAAGTATTATTCGCACAAATGGGTCCGCCAGCATCTCTTCAGTCAAGATGAGGAAATGATGGAACAAATGGATAAGGAAATTCAAGAAGAAATGAATAACCCTATTCTAAACCCTCCAGCGGAAGAAGCTCCCCAACAAAATCAACCGCAAAATGATCAACAAACTTAAAAATGTATAAATAGTGGAGAACATATGACGAACCCAACCTTTACCCCTACCGATATTGTAAATTTTGCTGCTGCAAAGGATGCTGTTAATATTAGCGCTGCTTTTGATCAACTAGTTGGTCAGAAAGTTGTAGACGCAATTCAAGCTCGTAAACAGCATGTTGCATCAGCGATGTTTAATGATCAACAATCAGATGAAGTTAGCGATGATGCAACGGTTGGTAACGAAGAACAAGCAGAACAAGAAACAGAGGAATCCGATGAAGACGCTCAAGTCCCTAATTGAAACTTTTAGAGAAGTAAAGAAACACGAGCAAGGCGTACGTAAGCTTGGTGTTACTGAGCCTATGAAAAAGTTTGTAGGTAATACCCCTGTGTCATTGAAAGGTAATGTTCCAGCTCCAACTCTCGGAGCTCAAGAATTTATTGACGATCATGAAATTGAAATGGTTCCAGATGCAAACGGTAACGATGATAAATTGTTTAAAGCATCTAACATAAAGACATTAGATCGTAAAAAAGAAAAGCATGGCCATACAGCCAAAGATAGTGAGAACGTAAATGAAATGTCTGCAGCTGAAATGAAAAAACGGGAAGACATTGTCAAGGGAATGAAAAAGAATCTTTCTTCATTTACCCAACGTTATGGTAAAGATGCTGAGTCAGTAATGTACGCTACTGCAACAAAAAAAGCAATGGGCGAGGAAGTAGAAGAGCAGCAATATGATTGCATTCTAGAAGCTGTAAAGGCTCATCAAGAAGAGCAAGAGCTTGTAGAGGCATATGCAACTATTCTAGAATCGATCTACGAAAGCTTACAATCAGAAGAAGAAAAGCAACGCTTTGAAAGCATGTTAGAGTCAGAAGATGCATTCGACGAACTTGTTGAGCTGGTAGAAGGCGTTGTTACAGAAGAGGAAGAACTATAATGGCAGAAATGGTAAAAGTTATTGCATCAGAGATTGCTCTGACGACTGCTAACACAGTTAGTAATGCTTCTGTTGTACGAATAAATAATAATCAGTGTCAGTGTCATTCAATTAAGGACAGGGAAAATGAAACTCTTTACAGAACTCGTCGAAGATGTACAGTATATCGTCGAAGAAAAGAACGGGAAGAAAGACTTGTTCATTACTGGTCCCTTTATGCAAGCCGAACAAAAGAATCGCAACGGCCGTGTATATAAATTAAATGTTCTTGAGCGAGAAGTAGAGCGCTACAATACCGACTATGTAAAATCAAATAGGGCTCTTGGTGAATTAGGTCACCCAGAAGGTCCATCAATTAATCTACATCGTGTTTCTCACAAAATTGTTGAGTTAAAACAAGATGGTAATAATTTTATTGGTAAAGCTAAAATTCTTGAAACCCCAATGGGTATGATTGCTAAAAATCTACTCGAGAGTGGAGTTCAATTAGGAGTCTCAACACGTGGTATGGGATCTCTTAAAGAAGTAGACGGCGTTATGGAAGTGCAGGATGACTTCTTTTTAGCAACCGCTGCGGACATTGTTGCTGATCCTTCTGCTCCCGACGCATTCGTTCAAGGCATTATGGAAAACGTGGATTGGGTGTGGGATAACGGGATTTTAAAGGCAAGACAAGTAGAAGCTTACAAGGAAACCATCACGAAAGCTAGCAAGCGCGAATTGAGTGCAGCTAAACTTTCTGTGTTCGAGGACTTCTTAAAAACGATTTCGAATAAATAAACATATAAATAACAATACCATCTCAATTTAGGAGAAAATTATGTCTCAACAAGATTTACTAGAAAAAGCATCTGACGCCATTGGCGGCGGTGCTACAGGTGTAACAAAAGGTGCTGATCCAGTTGCAACTGGCAGCGTTCATGCAAATCGCAAAGGCGACAAAGATCAAGGCGACAAGGCCTCTGAGAAATTAGCCGGCGAAGTGCAAGACACAGATAAACAGAACAATACAGCCGCAACAGGCGATGCTTCTGCTAAGAATAAGTCAACAATTGCTACCAAACCAAGCGCTGCTTCTTCTTCTATGAAGGAAGAAATTGATGGTTTGTTTGGGGATGACCTTTCTGAAGAGTTTAAATTAAAAGCAACCACAATTTTTGAAGCTGCTGTAGCTGGTCGTATTGCTGAAGAGCGCACCGCTTTAGAAGAAGAGTTTGCTACTAAAACAACTGAATTAGAAGAGACTTTTGTAAAACAAAAAGAAGAACTCGTAGAAGAATTATCTGCTCAAGTTAGCGATTATCTTGATTACGTAGTCGAGCAGTGGATGGAAGAGAATCAAGTTGCTATTGATTCATCCCTAAATGCCCAGATTGCAGAAGAGTTTATTCAGAAGTTAAAAGGTTTGTTTGAAGAATCATACATCCAGGTTCCTGAGGAAAAAGTAGATGTTGTTGAGGAACTTGCTGCTAAGCTAGAGGATATGGAAGAAAAGTTGAACAGCCTAGTTGCTGAAAACATTGAACTCCGTTCTGTAGCAGAATCTAAAAATCAACAAGATATTTTTGTTGAAGTTTCTGAAGGTTTAGCATTGTCACAAGTTGAGAAGTTCCGCACACTTGCTGAAGGTGTCGATTATGATTCCGCGGAAACATATCGTAAAAAGCTTGAAATTGTTAAAGAGCAATATTTCACTGAGAAAAAAGCTGCTAGTAAAACAATCGAAGAGCAAGAAATGGTTGAGTTAGATGAGGAAGTAACACCTCAGGCTAAAGCTCCTGCAGGTCCTGTATCTAACTATGTTTCTGCTATTGCAAGAACAATCAAAAAATAAAAGTTTTATAAATAAGTTTATACCCAATTTTTAACAAGGAAGGGAAACCACAATGTATCTA